TTACAGAATTCCCACATCAAGTAGTTGCAAAGTATAGGAATAATACAATAAAACCAATGTTGTTTCCGAATATCATATATGAGACTTGTCGAGGTTATAATAATGCATTTGTATTATGTGAGGTAAATGATGTAGGGGATCAGGTTGCTGCTATTCTAAACTTTGATTTGGAGTATATTAATCTTCTTATGTGCTCTATGAGAGGAAGGGCAGGTCAGATTGTAGGACAAGGGTTCTCTGGTAATAAGACACAGTTAGGTGTAAAGATGTCCAAGACTGTGAAGAAGATTGGATCACTTAACCTAAAACAAGTAGTAGAGTCCGATAAGGTACTATTCAAAGATTTGGATATTATTTCAGAACTTACTACTTTTATTCAAAAAAGTAATTCATTTGAAGCAGAGGATGGATGTAATGATGACCTTGCCATGTGTATGGTAATTTATGCTTGGTTAGTTCAACAAGATTACTTTAAAGAACTTACGGATCAAGATGTAAGAAAGAAATTATATGAGGATCAAAGAGATCAAATTGAACAGGATATGGCACCCTTTGGTTTTATGTCTGATGGGTTAACTGAAGAGGTTTCCTTTGTAGATCCAGAGGGAGACAGGTGGTATGCTGATGAGTATGGAGATAAATCATACATGTGGGAGTACATGTAAAAATGCATGTAAGGGTATCTAATTTATAAATAATTTCAGATAAATTGATACCTTCAGAGGGAAAAGACATGTCGCTAAACCTAGTTTCACCTGGAGTCAAGGTAAGAGAAGTTGATTTGACCATTGGTAGGGTTGATGCCATTCAAGAACAGGTTGGTGCCATTGCTGGGCCATTTGAGAAAGGCCCTGTCAATACCCCTATATTAATTGAGACAGAACAAGATTTACTTAAGACTTTCGGAAAGCCGTTAGAAACAGATGCACAATACGAGTATTGGATGGCTGCATCTTCGTATCTTTCATACGGTGGAGTATTAAAAGTTGTCAGATCGGACGATAGTACTTTAAACAACGCAACTGATAGTGGAGACACTACAACAAAGATTGAAAATTTTGATGATTATACAAATAACCATCAAACAGATTCTGGATTTGCATTTGCTGCAAAAAACCCAGGAACATGGGCAAATAATTTAAAAGTTTGTACTATTGACGCATTTGCAGATCAATCATTTAAACTTGCTGGATTCAGTACTAACACAAATACAATCGATGATAATTTGGTTGGACTTGGTGTTACTCAATCATTAACAGGAAGAGTAGAAGTTAATGCTGGTGGCACTCATACCTATACTGGAGGATATCTAAGAGGTGTTGTTACTGGTATTGACACATCCAAGAGTGAAGTTTATGTAAAAGTTACTGATAAGGTAAATGAGTCTGGAGTATCGACAGCAATTTCTTATAGTCAAGGTGGAATTTCTGATTTCTTAACTCCCACTAATTCAGTAACAACTACGACACATAGTGAAGTAACTGGAGTTGTAACTGCTACTGGTAGCGTTAATGAAATATTTGATGCTTCAATTTCTGTAGATGGTGCAGACGGATTGGGTATTGCTATTGGTGATGTAGTTACAAATGATTTTGCTCCAATAGTTGTTGCTGCTGATACTAAAGTTGTTGCAATTGGTACTGATACTATTTCAGTCGATAAAGCACTTGCAATCAATGAGGCTAACTTAGTAGGATTGGGTACAACTGCGTTCACATTCACAAGAACCGCTACAGCAAGTACTTCAACTTATACGAATACAAATAAAATTAATTATGTATCTGGTGTTGGTGGTACTGTTACTGGAGTTGGAATTACTGAAGGTACTGTAGCAGATTGGTATGATGACCAAACATTAGGACTTGATAATGCTACCATCTATTGGAGGCAAATTGCACAAAGACCAGCAACATCACAATTTGCTTCAGAAAGGAGTGCAACAAATGATGAAATTCATGTTGTTGTAGTTGACGATGAAGGATCTGTAACTGGAGTTTCTGGTAATATTGTAGAGAAGCATTTGAGTCTATCTAAGGCATTAGATGGTAAAATTTCTCCTTCTGAGAATGTTTACTATAAAGATTACTTAGCAGTAAGTTCAGATTATGTTTATGCAGGTTATGGAGTAACCGCAGTTGCATCTGGTATATCAACACTAACTGGTGATGGTTTTAGTCTTAAACCTGCAGGAAACTGGGGTACTAATGCACAAGGAAATGCATTTTCTGTACAAGGGTCTAAAACTTACAAATTCAGTGGTGGTAAAAATTACAGTGGAACTGCTGGTGATGGATATGCTGCTGAATTGGGTGGAATTGTTTCTGGATATAAGAAATTTGAATCAGAAGCAAATCAAACAATAAACTTCTTAATCAATGGCCCATCAGGTGCTACGGTAAATGATTCTAAGGCAAAAGCAAAAGAATTAATTGCTATTGCAGAGAAGAGAAAAGACTGCATCGCAGTAATATCTCCACACAAAACAGATGTTGTAAATGTATCAGACTCTGATAGTCAAACCAATGCTATAGTTAATTTCTTCGATCCAATCGGAAATTCATCTTATGCTGTATTTGATACTGGTTACAAGTATGTTTATGATAGATTTAATAACAAATTCAGATATATCGCATGTAATGCTGATATTGCTGGATTGATGGCAAGAACATCTATCAATCAATATTCTTGGTTCTCTCCTGCTGGTACTGCTAGAGGTACAATCAATAGTGCTATCAAACTAGCATACAACCCAACACAAGCACAAAGAGATATCATTTATCCTAAAGGAATCAACCCAGTTGTATTCCAAGCAGGATCTGGCATCATTCTATTCGGTGACAGAACTTCTCTTAAGTATGCTTCTGCATTCGATAGAATCAATGTTCGTAGATTATTCCTAACAATAGAAGGAACAATCGAGAGAGCAGCAAGATCACAACTCTTCGAGTTTAACGATGTGATCACAAGAAGCAATTTCTTGAATATCGTTGAACCATACCTTCGTGATGTTAAATCTAAGAGGGGTATCACAGACTTTATTGTTGTTTGTGATGAAACAAATAACACTCCTGATATAATTGATTCCAATCAATTCAGGGCAGATATCTTTGTTAAACCTGCAAGATCAATCAACTTTATCGGACTTACCTTCGTTGCTACTCGCACTGGAGTTAGTTTTGAAGAAGTCGTCGGAAACGTTTAATTTAATTCACTAGAGGCACAATTCAATGGCAAATTTAAACATTCCAAATACAAGAGATAGAACCCTTGATGTATTCAAGGGTAAGATGATCGGGGGTGGAGCAAGGTCTAATCTATTCGAGTGTGAACTGTATTTCCCTGATGATGCAGTTCCAACTGACAGCACTCGTGATTTGTTATCAGATAAATCTAGATTTCTAGTAAAATCAGCAGCATTACCAGCATCAACAATTAGTAATATTGCTATTCCTTTTAGAGGAAGAAATCTTAAGATTGCTGGAGACAGAACATTTGAACCTTGGACAATTACAGTTATTAATGACACTGATTTCTTAATCAGAAATGCATTTGAGAGATGGAGCAACCTCATGAATAAGCATGAGGATAACTCTGGTCTAACAGATCCTACTTCATATCAGCAAGATATGTTTGTAAGACAACTTGGTAGAGCACAGGTTAGTGGCCCAAATCCAACAAGTGATTCACAAGTTCCAGTACTTAAACAGTACAGATTCTATGGTGCATTCCCAACTGAGATATCTTCAATAGACTTAAGTTATGAGAATACTGATGCAATTGAAGAATTTACAGTAACAATGGAATACCAATGGTATGATTCACTTGATTCAGGTGGAAACACACAACTTGGAACTGGGAATTGATTTAAAGACTAAATAATGCTATAATAGCAGTAAAAGAATTATACAATGGCAAAACTGTTTGGATTTAAAATCCCAAGTGGGGATACGAAATCTAAGGGAGTTGTATCACCTGTAACTCCCACAGAGGAAGATAAATCAGATTTTTATGTTTCTAGTGGTTTCTATGGACAATACGTAGATATCGAAGGTGTATACAAAAATGAACAAGACTTAGTTCGTAGATACCGTGAAATGTGTCTACATCCTGAGTGTGATAGTGCCATTGAGGATATTGTAAACGAAGCTATCGTTTCCGATCTTAATGATTCTCCTGTAGAAGTTGAGTTATCAAATCTACCTGCATCAGATAAATTAAAAGATATTATAAGAGACGAATTTAAGTACATAAAAACTCTCATGAACTTCGATAAGAGGTGTCATGAGATTTTTCGTACCTGGTATATTGACGGAAGAGTATTCTATCATAAAGTAATTGATATAAAGAAACCAGAAGATGGTATCCAAGAAATTAGATATATTGATCCACTTAAAATAAGATTAGTAAGAAAGCAAGAACAAATAGGGCCAAACTATCAATCTCCTATGATGACTGATAAAGGAGGAGATGATAATTCATTTGAGGCACCAAAGTTAGAAGAATTTTATGTATATGATCCTCATGGAGGACAAAAAGGCAATCCAATAATGCCTAATAGAAGAGATAAGAGAACAGTACAAATTGCAAAAGATGCAATTACATATGTCACCTCTGGTCTTGTAGATAGAAATAAGCAGTCAGTTTTATCATACTTACACAAAGCAATCAAAGCACTTAACCAATTAAGAATGGTTGAGGATAGTCTTGTTATTTACAGATTATCTC